CCACCACATCATTTAAGTTAGACACTCTACGCGTCTCATCAGAGCGAGCTAAGGAGTCAATAGGCGAAGGCTTAATAAATGCCTTTGCAGTCCTTGGCGGTGGATCACAGGCTAGCGATGCAGCTAAGACTATTGACAATATCGCCAAAGGCATCAACGCCATTACTATGGCAACAGCCCAAGCGATTAACGGCTTAAGCAAGTTATACAAAGGTTTAGATTTCCTTACTTCTTTTGGTGGTCTAACGGGCGGCGATGGCTTACTAGCCAGAACCTTTGACCGCGCTCCTACAGTTTCATCTGGTCGCTCCGCTTCTCCAGCAGGTACAGCAATCCGCACACGCCAGCAACGCGAAGCAGAGGCAGCAGCCGCTAAGCGAGCTAAGGAAGTAGCAGCCCTCACCAAGAAGCAGGTCGCATCAACCAAGGCTCTTACAGCCGAGCAGAAGAAGCAGAACAGCCTTAAGAAGTCAGCCACAGTCTTTGACCTAGAGCAGATTCAACTTGTTGCAGCTCTTAAAGGCAAACTTACTCAAGAGGAAACAATGCGCGTACAGGCGCAGCTTGCAATCCTTAACGGCAACGAGGCAGTAGCCAGAGACCTCACTAACCAGATTCTCAAGGCGCAGGATGCTTCAGGCAACCTTGCTAGATTCCTCACCGCTTTGCCTAATGCTCGTAACCCATTTGAGTATCTCGATGCGTATCTGGTAACCCTTCTGACGGCATGATTTCTTATAACCAGATGACAGGCTTGAGTTACAACCCTAACGCTGGCAGCACAGTTGTCGTAAACGTTGCAGGATCAGTTATCTCCGAGCAAGACCTTACCGAGACTATTGCCCGCAACCTCCAGAACAGTTCTCTATCTTCTGGCAAGGTGGCACAACTAGAGCGATACTCTGGATTCTTCTTATGAGCTTACCCGCACAGATAGCAGTCAGCTTCGACTTCTCTGGCGGGGCAACCTTTGGCTCTGGCTTTGTGATTGGTTCACCAGATAACGGAGTTATCGGAGTCAATTCCTTTGGCTCTTCCGATGTCATTATCCCAACAGTTGATTTAACTCCAGACGTTTATAGCATTTCTATCAGGCGTGGTCGTAACGTCATGAAAGATACCTACGATGCTGGCACAGCCATTGTCCGAGTCCTTGACCCGCTAGGCTACTTCAACCCACAGAACCCGTCCTCGCCTTACTTTGGCTATCTTGTGCCACTTCGTAAGCTGCGCATTTCTGCCACCACAGCTACAGCAGAGCACTTCCTATTCTCTGGTTACGTCAATGACTACCGCTACACCTTCCCTGTAGGTCAGGAGACGGCTTATGTGGACATTATGTGTACGGATGGCTTCCGTCTATTACAGATGTCTAACGTAGGCACTATCCCAGACACAGCAGCAGGGCAAGACACAGGCACACGCATTAACAAGATTCTGGATAACGTCTCGTTCCCTGCATCTATGCGCTCAATCTCAACAGGAGTCTCGACCTGTGTCGCTGATCCTGCGACCAACCGCTCCACCCTAGATGCGATTAAAAACGCAGAGTTCTCTGAAGGGCTAGGAGCGTTCTACATGAGCGCAGACGGCACAGCCGTATATCTCAACCGCACAGAGGTTACATCTAGCCTTGGTGAGCCTTCTATCGCCTTTAATCAGACCACAGGGATTCCTTACAGAAACGTCAAGTATGCCTTCGATGACAAGCTCATCATCAACGATGTCAAGTTTAACCGCGTAGGCGGCACAGCTCAATTGGTCTATAGCCAGTCCTCGATTGATAAGTATTTCCCACACAGCCTGACACAAGAGAACCTTGTGGCACAGACAGATGACATCGTGCTAGGCATAGCCCAGAACTATGTGAACACCCGCAAGGAAACCACGATCCGTATTGACGAGATGCTGGTGGACTTACTAGACCCAGCAGTACCAACTGACACCCTTATTGGGCTTGATTACTTTGACAACCTAGAGATTACAAACGTTACAGAGTCAGGCTCGACTATCACCAAGACATTACAGGCGCAGGGCTTCGCTTGGGATATAACAGCTAATAAGATGCAAGTAGCAATAACCACGCTTGAGCCAATAGTGGACGGATTCATTATTGGAAGCAGTACATACGGTATAATCGGCACATCTACATTGAGTTATTAGGAGCAACATGGCAACCTTTCCAGTCACAACAGGAGACGTATTAACTGCGGCTACCTATAACAGCCTTCCAACCTTTACAGTCACAACCAACACAGACGATTCTACGGCAGTCCTAGCGGATCAGTACCAAGTCCTTGAAGTAATGAATAAAGCAACAGCCATCGCGTTTAACATTCCTACCAATGCTTCTGTAGCCTTTCCAATCGGCACAGTTATCACAGTCCTCAATATCGGTGCTGGCACATGCACAATCAAGGCAGTTACATCAGGGACAACCACAGTTTTAAGCGCGGGAAGCACAGCCGCGCAACCTACTCTTGCACAATACAAGTCAGCCGCTTGTATCAAGACAGCAACCGACACATGGTACGTGGTGGGCGCAATTGCTTAATGGAATAACAGCAGTACATGGAGCGCCAGTTCCCGCTTTATCAGTTGATTATCTAGTTGTAGCTGGTGGCGGCAGTTCTGGTTATGGCAACGCTGGCGGTGCGGGTGCAGGTGGTTTGCGTTCAACAGTAACCGCAACAGGTGGTGGTGGTAGTCTAGAAAGTGCATTAACTCTTGCTTTAAGCACTAACTACACAGTAACAGTTGGTGCGGGTGCAGCTTCACAAACAACTGGCGGTAATAGAGGTTACAACGGCAGCAATTCAACATTTTCAACAATAACCGCAACAGGTGGCGGCGGTTCGGGTTCATACGAAACAGATCAAAAAAGTGGCGCATCTGGTGGATCTGGTGGCGGCGGTGGTTCATTTTCTGGTAGATCAGGTTCGGAAGCTGGCGGTTCTGGAACAGCAAATCAAGGCTTCGCTGGTGGTAATGCTAACTCTGCATCTTTCAGTTTTTCTGGCGGTTCTGGCGGTGGCGCTGGTGCGGCAGGAGTTAATGCTAACTCTGCATCAACTGGTGTAGCTGGTGGTGCTGGTGTAGCTGTATCTATTACAGGAAGTTCAGTTACCTATGCTGGTGGTGGCGGCGGTGGCGCAGATACAACTGGCGGCGCTGGTGGCGCTGGCGGTGGTGGTGCTGGTGGCAACACTTCAGTAAATGGAGTTAATGGAACAGCAAACACAGGTGGCGGCGGTGGCGGCACTCGCGCAGCAGCTTTCTCTGGTGGTTCTACAGGCGGTTCAGGAATTGTTATTTTGCTTTATCCAAGTGCTTATACAATTACAATCGGTGCAGGTTTAACAGGATCAACATCAACAGTCGGTGGAAACAAAGTTACATCTATCACCGCTGGCACAGGGAATGTGAGCTGGGCATAATGGCACATTACGCATTTTTAGATGATACTAATATCGTCACTGAAGTTATTGTCGGTATTGACGAAACTGAACTAATTGAAGGATTAGACCCAGAAACTTGGTACGGCAATTTCAGAGGGCAGAAGTGCGTCCGCACTTCCTATAATGGCAATATTCGTTTTAACTATGCAAGCATTGGTTTTACTTATGATCCGATAGACGATGCCTTTATCTCACCGATGCCACAATGCGGACATGAAGAGTTGTTACTCAATGACCGTAAGCGTTGGGAATGTTCACACGCTTCTCATGTGGTAATTGAATAATGAACCCATGGCTATGCAAGGCAGGGCAGCAACTAAGGGAGCAGCTCGATGATACGTACCCAGATCGAGATAGAACCTCGGACGGGTGGATTGGTGATGCTCGACATTCACATCTTAAGTCTGATCATAATCCAGATTCGACTGCTAAACATGTTGTACGAGCCATTGACATTGACCGCGATCTCCATCGAAAGTCCAAGCCCGACCTCATGCCATACCTTGCTGACCAGATTCGACTCTGTGCGAAGTCTGGAGATTTACGAATTAAATACATTATATTCGATGGACGAATTGCATCATCCAAGAGGCGCTGGGCTTGGCGAA